GTCATAAACCAGTTGTAGAGGTCTTCCAGTACCGGCTGTACCGTTGTCCAGATACCAGCCAGTAAGTCAATGAAGCCTTGCACGCCGGGGATGATGACGTTATTGACCAGGTTGACCACGCCGACCGCCAGCGTTTCAGTGAACCAGGTAATCAATTCACCCAGTCCCGGCGCAACCGCGTTCCAGATACCAATCAGCAGGTTAATGAACGCCTGTACGCCCGGAATGACGATGGTCTGGATGAAGTTCGCAATGCCGGGTAGCGCGGTATTGAGGAACCAATCGGCCATCTGCGAGAGGCCGGGTTGTACCGCCGTCCAGATGTCACCTAGCAGCGTGCCAAAGGCTTGCATACCTGGAATAACGGTGTTCAGGACGAACTCAACCGCTGAACCTAAGAAGCTGGTGATGTTGATCGCCAGTTCCCGCATAGCGCCCGTTGCTTGCCCGCCTGCACCTAAGAAGCTGGCAATCACACCTTCAACCCACGACTCGCTACCGTCTATCCCAAAGGCTTTGCGAATGGCATCTACAATCCCGATAGACTGAATGTCGTCTATGAAGATGCTGACCGCTTCAACCGCAAAGGTAAACCCGTCAATGATGTTCTGGATAATGGGTTCAAATAAGTCCCGAATACCGAGGAAGTTGGTGCTGAAAGCCAGCCCTAACCCGGCGATTGCAGCGACGACTAAGCCAATCGGACTCATCAGCGCACCCAGTGCCGTGCCAATGAAGCCGATGACCGTCCCCGCCCCGGATAGCACGCCGCCGATAGCCGCCATGCCCGCGCCTAGTCCTGCGACTGCCAAGACGACTGTAGCAATGGTCTTGGTCAGTTGCGGGTTGGCTCTAGCCCAGTCAGTCAGGCCGTTGATGATTTCTGTGAGCCGACGCACGAACGGGCCTGCTACATCGTTCATGAACGGGGTCAGGAACTCAGTCAGGAAGGTTTCGCCGGAACCAGTGAGCGATTCCATTGACCCTCTAAAGGTGTTCATGAACTGTTCGGCAAGGCTTGCAGCAGCAGGCGCGTCCTGCATAGCCGTAAGGGTGGCGTCAATCCCACCGGCGGCCCGTAGCGCCTGAAAGCCCATGATGCCATACGAACCGGCTAAGGTCTGAGCAAGTTCGTTTTGCTCTTCCATCGGCAGGCGGTCGAGCGCGGCGTCCAGTTCCAAGAGTACCGTGTTGAAGTTGCGGAGACTGCCATCCGAGTTGTACATGGACACGCCAAGACGCTCAAAAGCGCCCTTGACGCTGTCTGTAGGACGGCTCAAATTGAGCAGCATGGACTTGAGCTGCGTACCGGCTTCAGCGCCCATGATGCCATTGTCAGCAAAGACAGCGAGGATCCCCGCTACATCTTCGACCTCAAGGCCATACTGCGCCGCTACCGGGCCAACGTTCTGCATGGCCTGCCCGATGTCCCGAATTTCAGCGCGGCTCACATTGGCGGCTGCTGCCATTGCATTCGATACCCGCGCCGCTTCAGTAGCATCCAGGTTAAATTGCGCCAGCCCGGATGAGACAAACCCCGCCGCTTCAGCCAGCCCCAGGTTGCCAACCGTCGCAGCGTCCAAGACCGGCCTGAGCGCTGCCATCGCCTCTTCGAGTGACATACCTGACTTGAGCAAGTCCAGCATCGCGGCGGCGGCTTCGTTGTTGGAGAACTTCGTGTCCTGTCCCATTTGCATCGCAAATTGGCGAACAGTCTCCATTTGCTCAGGCGCTACCCCGCCGAACAACTCAATCTGTTTCAGCAGTACGTCAAAATCAGCGGCAGTGTCTAAGCCTACCCTGCCGACTGCGACGATTGGCGCGGTGATACCCAGCAAGCCCAAACCAGCCCCGGCCATTTGTTGACCGAAGGCTTGCATCCGGGAGCCGGTGGAAGTGAAGAAGTTATTGAGGGATTGGGTAGCACCAGAGATGGCCGTGCCGACTGAGGACGCATCAATGCGAATATAGCCGGTCGCACCGCCTAAAGACGCGCCGCCGGTAGACCCTATGCTAGAGCCTCCGCCAGATGTAAATCGCCCTGTGACTGGATCGCGTCCTGGTGCCATCGCCTACTGTTTCAAAACAAAGAGGCGGTGTACCAAAGCGACAATACGCCTGATACACCGCCTCGCGGTTATTCGACAGCCTTAGTTTAGCACAAATTTTCTACTTTAGAGCAATGGAAACTTATGGCTTTGGCAAGCCTGTGGTTAGACTTTGGTTTGTGGGATGTATAGCTTAACTATCTTCAATCCACCGACGCAAGCGTTTGACCGTTACCGTTTTCCAGTCGTCAGGGTGATAGCGCAGATCGGTGTAGCGCTTATTGCCATCCCGGTCATACTCAAAAACTTCTAGTGAACCATCCTCAATGGCTTGCGCTATGCCTTCCCGGATGGCATTCATGATATAGCGGGCATAGGGTTTAACATCCCACCCCCGCGCCCCGATGATTGCATCATCATCTATCAGGTAGTGAAAGCCGACAATCCCGCCGCTATCCGTTTCCACCTTGCCCACAACCGTATGATGACCAGTAGACGAACAATTGCATTCACCTAACCGTATTACTTTTGCGCTTCTCATGTCTGTTTCATCTCTTCCACAAATGTGAGTAAGGTGTAGCCCCATGACCAACACCCCCGGCGCGGTTCGTCCTGCTGCGCTTTGAGGGTGTAACCCTTGCCCATCCACTTTCGCATGGTGTTCTCAATGCGCCGCGTATCGGGGTAGCCGAGCAGACCGTGATTGATGCGGATGAGTTTCACGCGAGGGGCTTTGGGACGGGACATGGGCTACTCCTTTGAATGCCTCAAGGATAGCCCAAAACGCGGTCACACGTCTACCACGTCCCCCGGTTGCGTCATCATCATAGAGAGAATTCCGCCCTGATACGGGCGTTCCGCGTCGGCCAGCAGCATATCGAGGTTCCACTTCGGTTTGCCCTTGTCGGTTCGCTCCGAGAGCTTGGCATCAATGTAGGAACCAAAGCGGAATACGGCCTGGTCGATCAACCACGCCAGCAGGCTATCGTGAGCGCCTAATAGCGTACTCGGCCTGCTGGCGAACTGCTTGCTCATGGCGTAGATGCTGTAACTAGCGCGTCGGTTTCTTAGGAAATCGGGCAGCCGAAGCCGTAGCCCCGCCTACTCCTAACGCCCAGTTCAAGAGGAACATCTTGTCATCAGCCGACACGTCCTCAATGAGGATCTGCCCTTCCCCCGGATTGCTGTCCACAATCTGAGGGTACAGGAACACGGCCTTTGCTACCGTGTTCATCATGTGACCGATCTTGCCGACTTCCTGACGGGTAGGCTTCCACTGGGTGTTGGGTGAACCGCCAATCTGTTCGACAATCAGCTGCGCCAGCGAATCCGGAATAACCCCGTCCTGCAGGACGAGGTCAATTGGATCAGGGCGCTTTGCCAGGATGGTCTTACCCGATGGCAGTTGCAGTTGGGTTTCCCGCGCCTTACGCCATTCGCTTGCCGGAGTGACCCCGGCTGGAATTTCAATGATGCTCATGCACTACCCCGCAAACATATCGCCAGGGACGGTGAAGAATTGCAGGAAAGCCGACGCGGTTGTTGGCAGTGCCGCCGCCGTTTCATGCTTCCGAACCCGCACACCGCGATATCGCGGGCCAACACCGACTGCCGTGAGGGACACGCTGGCCTTGCGGAATTTGTTCTGATCGACATCAAAGCCCATTGGCGTGTCGATCTTGAACTTAGGGAAGCCAACCAGCGCATTGGCTCCATTGGTGGCTTGATAGGCGATGATAATCCCGCAGTACGGGACGCCTTCACCGCCGAAGCGCACATCGGTCTGGTAGTAGCGGTTGGGGGTCGAACCGTACTCATCCGCCGCGTACCCGGTCAGCAGGCCCCATGTGACGAAGTCGAGCGAGAGTTGTTCCATCTCACCGACGGCTTTCGTGGGGATGCTCAGGGTTTCGACAATCGCGCCGGACACCTTCAATTCGTCGGTGTCAGACTCGTAGTTGAACATGAACTTACCCATGTAGTCCACCAGACCGGGGGTTCCATAGGTGTTGTTCAGGTTGTAGCGGGCGATCACCGCGCCGGTGGGGTTGTAAATGACATCGCCATAACTGGGCATGATAGACTCCTCACTTCCGAATGTGAATGACTTGATACCGACATAGCTTCATTGGGCAACCGCCCAGTTCATCTGCCACTAAATCAGCAGAGGTGAAGGTATACAGGACATGGGCTATGGCGCGATCATCGGCAGTGATATAGGTGTCATGGAGTAAGGTTTTGATACGCCCTACCGCCTGGTCAATCGTGCCGTAGCCCACATCCTGATACAGGTACACTTCCCAAAATTCCGCCCCGGCGCTTAAGATCCGATCTTCACCCTGATAGCTTCCATCCGGCCCGCCCCGCAAAATCGCAAAAGGCTTGATCGTCACACCGTCCGTATTACGCGGCACACTTCCTGCCCCACCGCCGTCTTGTGGCAGGTCTGCCGGGTCAAGCACGCCGCCGGTCAAGAGTGCCATTAGGATGGCATCGCCGGTCAGTTGTGTCTGGAGCGTGTCACGAAAAGACGCCATTAGGACAGCAGCCTTTGAATCCGGATAGCGATCTCATCCAGGTGCGCCGCAATCGTCGGCCAGATGATGGCAAACTTGCCCGCCCAACGGACTTCCAGCCAGAGACCGTATTCCATGCCATGCGCCAGATACAAAATCGCCACGTCCTGCGCTAGATCTTCCAGTTGGGTGTAGAGACTCTGGCGGGCGTTCCCGGTTCGATCTGTCCACACCGCGTTCTCTTTCATGTAGGTTTCCAGCACCGGCTGGTAGTATTCCAACACCGTGTGCGGGATACGTTTCACCTGTTCCCCGTACAGACCAAGGTTGGTAATCAGCCCTTGCTGGCCTTCCCAGTGGAACGAGACTTCCATCAGGTTTGCGCCTCCGCAATCGCCTGCACCTCACCGATCTGATCCATGACTGTGACTACGCGGTACTGGGTTGCGCCTAGTGCAAAGCGATCACCACGCTGGATGTTGGTGTCTGCGACTGTCCGGTGTCCCTTGACGCCAAACAGATACACGCGCTGGCTAGAGGACTTGCCGCCCCCACCTTCACTTTCGGTCAGGGTGCTGTCATGTTCGACCCGCATGGTTTGCGCGGCCTGTGCGGTGGCTGGATTGCCCCGGAGCAGTACCACGCTGGATGGACGCTGCTGGATACGTACCCAGGCATCATTCGCCCGGAGGCGAATTTCCCCGGCGTTATCCAGTTCGTTCAGGCCCAGCCAGGCGTCAAAGTCAAGCATAAGGCTCATCCCGGTCTACTTCCCGCACGAACACGCGCCCGGAACGGAACGCGGGCAACCTGTTTTCCACGTCGTCTACCGCTTCGTCCAGTTCCTTTTTGAACCGACCGACTAGATCATTCAGCGCCTTGACCCGTTGTGAGTGCTTCACTTCGCTCTCATTGGCGCGGTAATCGACCAGCTTACTGGCGGCGGTGTACAGGTCGAGCGCCCCCAGATGGTAGGCGGCGGCCTGCTGGACTTTGCGCGGGTAGCTGGCGCTGGCGTACTGTTCCTCCGCTTCATTGAAAATGTCATCAATGTAAGCGATGGGCATGGTGGTTTCGTCGCCACCCAGCTTACGCCGGAACCGCAGTCTCTCGTCGGGTGTGGCTGGCATCGTCCAGTACCTTCTTCCATGCGCGGTCGATGATCTGCGTGGTGCGCTTCCAGGTGTAGTGACTCAGGCAGTACCCGGCGGCTCTTAAGCCAAACGGCGCGTAAGCTTCGTCATAGTGGCTGGCGACGTGATACATCAGGTCAGCCAGTGCATCTACGTCCGGTTCTGCCCATAGGCCGAGTTGTCCCTTTTTCTCATCCCAGTCATGATGATTGACCCACGCTTCAGACAGCGTGTAAGGGATAGGGATACCCCACCGTTCGATGTCGTCTGCCGTGCCACCGAAGTCGGTTGCCAGTGCTACACCGCCGGTCGCAGCAAACTCACGCGGCGGGAAACCAAAGCCTTCAGCGCAGGTTGGGAAGACCATGACGTGACTGCGGTGGTACAGGTCGAGCATTTGCGCGTCGGTGTACTCATCCGTAATCACTTCGATGTTGGGGTTGCTGATCCCGGCCAGCGCGTCGGCATGACCACCCCGCGCTTTGATGATGAGCCGGTAGCGGGTGTCTTTCCCAAAGGCGTTGGTGAAGGCGCGGAGCGCGTGCCACCAGCCCTTGCGGTAGCCACGATCTCCAATAACAAGGAACGTGAAGGGGGTCGTGAAGCGGCGGAGCTTAGGCACCATGAAGGTGTTGCTGATGCCTAACGGGGCTACTTCAACCGGCGACTCCACGCCAGACTGCCGGAATACTTCGACCAGCCATCGTGCCGGAACGACAATCCGGTTACACGCATTCAACGGTTCAATCCACTCGGACGGGATTTGGGTGCTTTCAAACATCGTGAGCGCCAGTTTTGGCCCAGCATTCACCAGCCCGCCAAACCCCGGAAACAGCGTGGGATACCCCATGACCAGACCGCCAGTCACAGGCATGAACCGGGCACCATCAACGAGACCTGCCCCACCGATACGGTTGACGTGATAGCCCATACCCGCAAGGTAGGTGGCAATCTCCCCCGCCAAGCGTCCATACGACTCGGCAGTTTTGAAGGTAGGACAGGCAACGTTGATAATGTTCATTCAGCTACCTCAGCTCGTAGGCCAAGAAATCTCTTCCACGGCCGCACGGGGGTTGGCATAGGCACCAAACCACATGTCATAGATGACCTGTTCCACGATGAAGCGGCTCAGATCACCGTCGCCACGCTGCTGGCGAAGCGCCTGCTGGTAATAGCTCTGGAAGTCCATTTCGCGGTAGGCCAGCGAAATGAGATAGGCTTTGTTGTTTGTGACACCGGCGTAGGTGGTGGCTTTCTTGCCACGGGTACCCGTCCAGCCGTCGTAGGCAACAACCGCCTGCACGTTGTCAAAGACCTCAGGCGACTGGCGCTCGAAGGTCTGCTGCGGAACGCGAGTCACGGCTTTGCGGGCCATGCTCAGGTTCGAGGTGGACACCAGCAGGACATACGGGCCACGACGCGGGTAGGTCGTATCGGCGCGGCTGTGGGTGATCGCCGCGTCAATCGTGTTGTGGTACTTCTCTTCCAGGGTGCTGCCGACGGCGCTGGCTGCCGTCTGATTCGACGCGGCATAGCTGTAGTCTAGGATCGGCTGCATGTGGATGTAGTTCTGGAGCGCATTCGCCGCTACACCGAACTGCCGTTCGATGAACGGGAAGCGGAACAGGCTATTGAAGCGGAACAGACGTTCCGAGTATTCAATACCTGCCGCGTACTGGTTCAGGCGCACGGTCTTTTCCGACTGACCGAGGGAAGCGAACTTGACTTCGCCGCCTTCCAGGATTTTGTCGAAGACCACGCCTTCCGGCCCCAGGGTGTTGATTTCGATGGTTTCCGGCAAGGAAGCATCGTTAATCACGTTGTAGATCGCCGGGAACAGAAGTGGCTCCAGATCGCGGCCTGCTTCTACTTCGTAACGCTGGCGGACGAAGAAGTCCTGCGAGATGGAACCCGCGCCGATGAACTCGGCAATGGTACGGTCGCCTTCTTTGGTCAGCTTGACGGCCTTCTTCAGGTCGTAGTTCTCACCAAAGGAAGCGTTGGGGATGGTGCCTTCAGCCAGCATATCCAACCACTGAGACTTCATTGGATTCTTGCTGGACATGGCTTCAACCGCACGGACGCGGCGCTGGATGTTCTCCAAGCGCAGCGATTCGCGGCTGATGATACGGGGGCCTGTCGTGCTCATAGCGTTTACCTCGTTAGTGTGTGCTAGTCGCCGCAGGCCGTTAGGCGTTGGCGATCAGGACGCCGGTGACGACGTTATTGGCGTCTTTTGCGGCGGTGGCCTTAAAAAGGTCGATGTTGGTGGCGGAAGCCGCGCTCTTGTTGTACGCAGCCGACGGCGGGGTGTGAGCACTGCCCAAAGCGGTCAGGTCAATGCGAACCACTTCCCCGATAGCGACGGCCAAACCGGACGGCACTTCGAACTGATATTCGACACGCCCGATGGACAGTCCCACCTGTTCGCCACTGTTACCAGAGCGTTCGGTGATACCCAGCCAGCCATTGACGTAGGCCACGGCTTTGCCCTGCGTGGGATAGCTCAACGTGACATTGAGCGCCTGCCCATCGCTTTCCTTGTAAATTTCAGTGCTAACGGCCATTGAAGTCCTCCTCGACTCTCGATTGGCTTACTGCAAGGGATAACTCTGCAAACCGCAGGAACCCGGCAGGGTTAGTCCATGCCGGGAATGTGAATAACGAAGTCTGGATTGGCGTCCCGCTTGTCTTCCGGCTTGACCGGGGTCTGCGGGCGGGTCTGTTCCGGCCCCATCGCCTCACGAACTTCCAGCTTCAGCAGTTCGACCATCTCGGTACGGCCCAGAACCGCTTCCAGAACTTGCTTGACTTCGCTGGCGCGGGTAGGCTTCTCAGCCTTCACAGCCGCTTCGACGATTGGGCGGGCGGCGGGAACCTTCACAGCTTCCTCAACCGACAGCTTGATTGCGCCCTGGAGCAGTTCCAGGTTCTCTTTGGCGAGGCTGGCCTTATCGCGCTGAAGGGTTTGCAGCGCCAGGATCACGTCGGTGGGCTTGCCCAGCATCTCACGAACCTTATTCAGGTCAGAAGCTTCGGCCTGGGCTTCCAGCAGCTTGGCATTCAGTTCACGAACTGCTTCAGCGTGGCTCCGCTTCATCTCAATGATGACGGCGGGTTCCACCGGAGCAGCTTCCGCATTGAGTTTCTTCTCTGCGTCCATTGTTTCAGACTCCTCTATAGGCTGATCGGATATTTCAACCTCCGACTTTTCAGTCTCGGAGGTAATCATTGGTAAAGCGGCGGTCATTGGGACACCAACCCGGCTGGCGTGAGCAAGGTCAATCGTTTGGATTTCCAAGTCTCGCACCGTGCCGTCATCCTCGATGTAGGCTGTCCCAAAGATGGACGTACCGGTCTTGGCACCTTTTTTCATTTGGATCTTGAGGTACTCACGGAGTTCCTGCTGACTCGGCGGGATATATGCCTTGCCATACAGCGTATCGCCTTCCAGCGTAGCGCCTACCCAGTGCATCACAGGCAGGTCAAAGCGATACGGCAGGTCTTCATCCCGCATGTGTCCGAGGATGCCACCAACTTTATCGTTGACAATCGCGTTCTGGATCGCTTCCACCGCCTCGCGGGGATACTTCCGGTCATTCCTGGACTGAGCGCCTACCCTGCCGACCGGGAGCGTAACGAAGAAGGGCGATGCATCCCCTTCGGTCAATTCGTCAATGCTGATGTCGGGTGCCAACGGCACTTCAGGGTACTTCCCCTGGAAGCGAGTGCTCATTTCCATGAGTCGCCCGGTGTATTTTGTCGCTGCCATACGCGCCTCTAACGAAAAGAGGCAGTACGGACAAGGGAATACCCCTAGCCCGTACCGCCTCGCGGTACAGTTTCACAACCTTAAAAGTAGCACAACTGTTCGAT